TTGAGTATGATGCCGCAAATGATGCGCCGTCAGCCTCAGCCCCAAATGATGGAAGAAGAAGAAATGTACTAACATGACACTAGAAGACCAAACTAGAAAGATATTAAATGAATGGAAACCGGAACCAAAACAGGAGCTATTCCTGTCTATCCCTACGTCAGTGAAAGAGGCTTTTTATGGCGGAGGAGCAGGCTCAGGAAAATCCGATGTTCTTTTGTTGTACGGAATTGTTCATAGATGGCACGAGCATCCTAAGTTTAAGCAAGTATTCATGCGCAGAACATATCCAGAGCTGCGTAACGAAATTATTCCAAGAAGTCGTGAACTCTATAGAAAGTTCGGAGCTACTCTCAACAAAACTGAAATGTGTTGGACATTCCCCCGTACAGACCAGTACGGAGGTACGGGTGGAACTAATGAGGGTGCAATGATTTTTCTTGGTCATTGCGAGAATGAAGATGACGTACACCAATATGACACGATGCAAATCTGTCTCTATAGTCCAGACGAGCTTACTTCAATTACTGAATGGATTTATACATACATCACCTTCCAGAGAAATCGCGCTCCAAAAGACTCTGGATTGCCATCTATTACTCGCGCTGCTGGAATGCCCGGAGGAATTGGTCATACGTGGACCTATAAACGGTTTATTAAACCGTGGCCTAAAGGCGGAAAGATAATCGTCGGAAAAGGTGGAAACAAGAGGATTTACATCCATTCTACACTAGAAGATAACAAGCACATTGACCCTACGTATCGTCAATCTCTGCAAGGTATTACGATTGAGGCAGAGCGTAAAGCCAAGCTGTTAGGCGATTGGGATGCATATCAAGGTCAGGTGTTTGATGAATTTCGTGATAGGAAGTTTCAGGATGAACCAGAGAATGCACTTCATGTAATTGAACCATTTGAAATTCCTGCATGGTGGCCGCGTATAGTCGTAGGTGATTGGGGATTCACTGCGATGACGTGGATTGGATACGCAGCTATTAGTCCTAGTCGGCGCGTGTACATTTACCGTGAGCAATATTGGGTAAAGACGAAAATTGCAGAGTGGGCACCACATGTCAAACTTTACATTGATAAAGAATACCCACGCCTTATCCGATTCTGTAAGAGTGCGGGTCAGGAACGAGGTCAAGAGCACACCATCCAACAACAGATTGAAGAAGAATTGGGACAGAGTATTGAACTTTCCCAAAATTCTCCGGGTAGTCGTATCGCGGGTAAACTCTTGGTACATGAATACCTTCGTTGGCAACCAAAATTGGTAAATCCACAGGAGATTGGTCAATACAACGAAGACTATGCAATGTGGATTTATCGTAATCGTGGACAGAAAGAATATGAATCGTACATGAATTCATTTCTTCCACAAGAACCGGAGACAAATATCCCTAAACTCCAGATTATATCTGGAGCTGCTCCGATTTTAGTGGAAGCAATTAAGGCATGTTCATATGATAAGCCAAAAAACAACAAACCAGCAGAGGATATAGCAGAATTTGAGGGTGATGACCCTATTGATGGACTGCGCTATTTGGTAGATGCAGCAGAGAATTTCTTTGACGATGCTAACCAAGAGTTCAAACGTATCCAGAAACAGGATGAACTCGTACGTCAATTATCTGCGAATCAAGATTGGACTGCATTCTACCGAAATATGCGTAAAACCGAATCAGAAGATTTCATAAGACCCATAAGTAGATATAGGCATTGAAGGTTTGCTGGAAAATAGTCTTCGCATGGAGTTTACTACTCACATTTTGCCTAGTTTTTTGGGCTGGAATGGTGTGTCTCTACGTTAGATTTACAACATGATTAAAGAACTTCTTTACAAATGGTTCGGGCTTGACCCAATTCCTTGTGCGACCTGTGAGGTCTTGAAGGAGACTCTCTCAATAGAGAGACAATTCAATCAAGTATTACTCCAGAAGTTGCTGGATAAAGGTAAGCCCGAGCCTCTACAAGAAGTAGAGGAAAAGCCTGTACCTATACAGCCACAGTTTATACCGTGGCGTGTCAGGCAACAGATGCTAGAAGCAGAGGATAGAAAGAAAGCACAGTTGATGAGGGATAAAAATCAAGAGATTGAGAAACTTGAAAAAGAACTAGGCGTAACGAATGCCAGCTAAGTCTGCTGCTCAATATCGTTTCATGCAGATGATAGCGCACGGTGGTAAGCCAAATAAAGGTATTGGTCCATCTCAAGCAGTTGCGCGTGAATTTGTTGAAAAAACAAGTGCAAAGAAACGAAAGGATTGGAGCAGAAAATGATTATGAACATCATCGGAATAATTCTCATTATCCTACCGATTGCACTGGCAATTTGGGTAATTGAGACATATTTCCCCAACTTGCAGAGAGCATTGAAAGCCTTCATCATTGCGTCGATAACTATCGCAGTTATCAGACTATTCTATCAGTGGACATGTCAGCTTTTGTGTGGACCACTAATCCCATGATTCCCCTATCAATGCTTCTGCTTGTCGTTGCATTGGTATTGGCAGTACTGGATGCCATTAAGAGCCAGTCGTATACCTCGTATGCTGTAGTATTAATCTGTATCGCTCTCTTACTGACGAGGGTAATATAATGGGCTTTTGGGGAAAACTCGGAAAAATAGGGCTAAAGATTGCACCCTATGCAGCTATGGCTATTCCGGGTGTAGGCCCATTAGCCGCAGCAGGTATACAGGCTGGCATAAGTGCAGCACAGAAAAAAGCTAGTGGCGGCAGTTGGATGGACGCGCTGAAAAGCGGTGCATTAAGTGCTGGAACTAGTTACGCTGGTGCCAAAATACCTGGACTCGACAAGATTACAGGAGGTGCAGGTAAGGGACTTGCACCAAGTGGTAAATTTAACTTTGGTAACTTCCTGAAAGACACCGGCAGGAATATGTTGCAAGGTGAGACTGGAATTAGATTGCCAGGTGGTGGACAGGGCGGTGGATTTGATATTCCATTGTATGCGGGCGGAAGTATTCGCGTAGGTGGAAATAAAGGTTTGGGTCCATCATACGCAGGTGACAGTAGTTTCGTACGTGATGACGTAAACAACGTAGCCAATCGAATCAACTCAATGGGACAGGGTGGAGGCGGTGGTTGGTCAGGCTTCTTGAAAAGTGCTCTACCAGCAATTGGCGCGGGAGTAGGTGGTTACTTCTTGGGTCGCGGTCAGGGAGGCGGTGGTGGAGATAATGAGGAACCAATGTACGGAAGTAGGCCAGCTATGCCTAATTACGAAGGACGTATGCGTGGTCTTGGCCCTGTAATGGGAAGACGTGACCAGAACTTCCCAAATCTCGCTGAATCAATTGGTGCGGGTAGATTGGAATCCATCCGTAATCAACCATTCCGTAAGGGATACGATGTAATTGGTTACAGCAATGAAAAGAATGAGGAAGGTAACTATCCAGAAATAAGAACTCCAATGCCTCCTATTTATCCTACAGGTGGTGGACGTAGGCGTAGACAGGAAGCGGCGGCGTACTGAAATGGCGAAAGAAATTTCAGAAGAAACTAAGAACCTACTGAAACAAGTCGTAGACCATTTTGACGACGAAGATAGAAGTGTGCGTGATAGACAAATACGCACATGGCGTAGACTCAAGCTGTTATGGGAAAACATTCAACACACGTATTACAGTGAGGTTGCCCATGATTGGCGCATTCCCGAATTGCAAAGAGTTGGTGAAGACACTGACCAAGGATACTACGACAAACCAGTTAACGTCTACAGGGCTTACCTGGAGTCAATTATTGCTGCTCTTTCTGTTACAGTACCTCCTGTCGTATGTTATCCAGATGACGCAGACAACCCCTTAGACGTTACAACTGCGAAAGCAGGTAACAAGATTGCAGAGCTAGTTTTCAAGCACAATGACATGCCTCTGTTCTGGTTACATGCTCTGTTTGTATTCTCTACAGAGGGCATGACTGCGTGTTACGCCTATCCGAAAGAGGATGAAAAATACGGTACATATCAGAAAAAGGAATATGAATCCTATCCTGAGATGCATGAGCAGGAAATTTGTTCATTCTGTAATGCAGAAATGTCAGACAGAACCATTACAGAACAGCAGGAAGACAAGTTCATGCCAGGAGATGAGGATGTAAATCTTAACTATGCAATGGAGAATGAACCTGAGTTAAAGGTTTGTCCTAATTGTGCTCAGGCAGTCATACCAGATAAGCGTCAGAGGTCTGTTACAGTTACGCGCTTAGTAGGTATTACGAACCATCCCAAATCGCGTATCTGCATGGAAGTGTACGGGGGACTATTCGTAAAGGTTCCCATTTGGGCAAGGAATCAGAAGGAATGTTCCTATCTGATTTATAACTATGAGACACATTACTCGAACGTCCTCGAACAGTATCCGGATTTACGAGATAAAATCACCAAAGGACAATCCTCGTACGATATGTACGAGCAGTGGGGACGAACGTCACCTCAATATCACGGTGAGCATCCTATCAATAATGTTACTGTTCGTAATTGTTGATTGCGCCCTTGCTCTTTTAACATTCTGACTAAAGATGAGTGCGATGAACTGAAGAAGCAATTTCCTGATGGCGTGAAAGTAGTGGTGGTAAATGACTTCGTTGCTTATGCATGTAATGAAGCCCTTGATGATTGCTGGACTCTTACTTACAACCCTCTATCAGATTATATTCACTTCGACCCGATTGGTTTACTTCTCGTTTCGGTACAAGACATCACTAACGACCTCATTTCGCTTGTGCTTCAGACCGTGGAACATGGTATTCCACAGACGTTTGCAGACCCTAAAGTTCTCAACTTCAATGCCTACAGACAATCAGAAGTTATACCGGGAGGTATATATCCCGCCACCCCAAAGAGTGGTAAACCATTAAGTGATGGGTTCTATGAAGTTAAAACAGCGACATTATCACAAGAAGTGCTACCGTTCGCGCAAAAAGTCCAAGAAATCGGTCAATTGGTTTCGGGAGCCTTACCTTCATTGTTTGGTGGGCAGACAGCAGGTAGCAGAACAGCATCAGAATACTCAATGAGTCGTGCTCAGGCTTTGCAAAGATTGCAAGGCACTTGGAAGATGTTGTTGTTGTGGTGGAAGAATATATTTGGCAAAGTCATCCCGATGTATATCAAAGAGATGAAGGATGACGAAAAACAAGTCAAAAAAGACGAGTTTGGAAACTTTGTCAACGTATTCATCCGTATGGCTGAACTTCAGGGTAAGATTGGTTCTGTTGAAATTGAGGCTAACGAGAATCTTCCGATTACGTGGAACCAGCAAAAAGACGCAATCATGGAATTGTTCCAGTTGAATAATGAGGGTATTACAGCTACTCTCGCATCACCTGAGAACTTGCCATACATCAAACGCGCAATTGGTCTAAATGACTACATCATTCCAGGAGAAGATGACAGACAGAAGGAATACGAAGAAATTCAACTTCTCATAAACTCTGAACCAATTGAGATGCCACCTGACCCAATGATGATGCAACAGGCTATGATGGCAGGTATGCCACCTCCACCACCTGTTAGACTGCCGAGCATTGAACCAGATTTTGAGGTGGATAATCATTTACTTGCAGCAGATATTGATAGACGATGGTTGGTATCTGATGCAGGTAGATTGTGCAAACTAGAAAATCCTCCGGGATATGAAAATGTACTCTTGCACATGAAGATGCATAAAGATATGGATATGCAGAAACAGATGCAGGAGATGCAGAAACAAATGATGGCACAGGGCGGTATGATGCCTCCACCAGCGGGGCCACCACAAGAGCAACAACAAGCTGGTCCACCTCCTCAGAGTACTGGGGAGCCATTACAAGAGGGTGAATATGAACCTGTTGTTCAATAAGTTGTACGCTGCTCCTGATTCTGGCGGCTCCGGTGGTGCTACAGCACCAGAGGAGACAGAAACATTTGAACTTCTGAATGCAGAAGAAGAACCTGAAGTATTAGACCTTCCAAAAACTGAAAAGAAAGAAGGTGAAGAAGATGAGGAAAGCGAAGATAAGACAACAGGAGAGGAAGAAGAAGGCGATGAACTTAAAGAAATTGAAAAAGAACTTGAAGCGCCAACAGAAGAAGACATCGACGAATTAATTACTCCTGTACGCCGTAAGGAGATACTAACAAAATATCCTAAACTGTTTAAGGATTTTCCGTATCTCGAAAAGGCATACTACAGAGAACAACAGTTTACAGAAGTATATCCTACGATTCAGGATGCGCGGGTAGCAGCAGATAAAGCTGCAATTCTGGACCGCACTGAACGTGAGGTAATGAATGGAAATATTGGTTCGATTCTATCCGCTGCAAAGCAAGAGAACCAAGAGATATTCAATAGGATTGCTGACAACTACTTGCCAACGCTGCGGGCAGTAGACCAGCAGGCATATTATCACGTACTCAGTGGTGTAATCAAGGACACCATTGTTACGATGGTAAGAGAAGGACGCGCTCTAGGTGAGCAAGGTGCGCCATTACAAGCTGCTGCGAACGTATTGAATCAGTTTGTATTTGGCTCACAGAATTTCCAGCCTCACCATCCGTTGTCACGTCAGGTAAGACCTGAGGAACAGCGGAGAGAGTATGAATTTCAGCAGCAAGAAAACAACAGGATGATGAGTCAGTTTACGTCTGTAAAGGATGATTTACAGACTAAAGCTGATAATGTCCTGAAATCCACGATAGATGGTCATATTGACCCTCGTGGAACGATGACAGATTACGTGAAGCAGCACGCAACGCAAGAGGCTTTCAATAACTTGGAAGACCTACTGGCGAAAGATATGCGCTTCCGTAGTCTACTGGATAAACTGTGGGAAAAGGCTTTTGAAAGTGGTTTCGATAAGACCACTACTGATAAGATAAAAGCTGCATACCTCTCTAAAGCAAAGACGCTGTTGCCTAGCGTAATAAAAAAGGCACGAAATGATGCTTTGAGAGGACGTTCTAATCGTGAAGAAATTGACGACGAAACACCGACCTCTAAAAAAGGTCCAATTACTCCTGGCCGGTCCACAGCCCCTTCAAGTGGAAAAATCCGTAAACCGTCAGATATACCAAAAGGTATGTCTACATTGGACGTGCTGATGAAGGACTAGGAGTAAACATCATGGCTGTTGTTGAATCTCAAGTAGCAGCCCTCGAATTGGAAAAGGTAATTCCAAAGGTTCGAGTGCTGTTCGAGAGGGACGACAAATTCTATGCGAACATCAAGAAGCGCGATGTTGAAAAGATTTCACATCGCCAGATGCGTGTTCCATTGGAATTGCGTCCCGGTGGTTCGTTCCAGTATTTCAACCCTGATGGTGGAGATTTGGGACGAGGTGGTGGGCCTACGTTTGACAAGGCTGTACTCAACTGTGTTTTCCTGAGTGAAAACATTGAGTACACCAAGTTGACTCAGTGGGCTACTGATGATGCGCGTAAAGCCATCGTCAATTCTGTACGTCGTCTGACTGCTACGGCACTCGATGAGATGCGTCGTCAGTTGGATAGTCAGATGATGCAGACTGGTGATGGTGTGGTTGGTGTTGTGACGACTGATACCCCTGCGGGTGGAAGCAACGTCATTACGCTGACTACGGATGGCTTCGGTGCGCGTCTTGTACGGTTTGGTCAGACTGTACAGGTATTTGACGCTGCACTTGCAGTGAATCGTGGTAGTGCAACTATCACGTTGTGGGATGTGGAGAACAAGGTAATCAACTTGACTCCACAGATTGCTGGTGTGGTACCCGGTGACAAGCTCGTTACCAATGGTATCGCAGCACCCGCATCACTGCCTGCATTGTTTGGTGTTCCGTATCACCATAGCAATGCATCTGCTGGTACATGGTTGGGCTTCTCGCGCTCAACTACTCCTGAAATCCGTGCTAACCGCGTCAATGCGGCTAGTGCTGGATTGACTCTGCCACTTCCTCGTCTTGCCATGAATAAGATTGGGAATCGCGTGGGTATTGAGAATACGTTCTCTCCACGTGCATGGATGCATCCCTGTCAGATTCAGGCATACGAGGAAATTGGACAGTTGGTGTCCATCATCCAGAAGATGCCGAAAGAAGAAGGACTCAACATGTATTTCGGCACCAACATGCAGTTGGCTGGTGCTGGTTGTACACCTTCTTTCAACTGGGATAAAACTCGTATCGACTTCGTTGTCGATGAAGTGTGGGGCCGTGGTGAGATTCTCCCCATTGGATTCTACACGACTGATGGACGTAAGATTTTCGAGATTCGCGGTGCGTCTGGTGGCGTAGCCGCAGCGGAAATCTTCTACATGGTTGTGGGGATGCAGACGTTTGTATCCAATCCTGCTGCATGTTCCTACATTGACAATCTGGCTGTTCCAGTCGGATATTAGGAGGAACAATGCCACTTACAGCATCAGATTGGGCTGCAATCTCTCCTGTGAACAATAGTGCTCCGGGTACTCTTGTATCCGCTGCTACTGTTGCTCCAAACACCTTCCTCACCGTGCTGACTGGCAATACGGCAATCGCTACGATTACGCCTCCTGTCACTCATGCACACATGCTCGCACTCCAGTTTGCGGGCACAGCGGGTGTAGTTGCTACAGGTAACATTCTCACTGCCAAGGCGTCAGTAGTTGGTGAGGTGATGTTGCTTGTGTACAACCCGAACACTGCGAAGTACGTTCCTGTGGGTTAGTTGGGCGGGTGGATAATTGATGCTGGGACTACATATTATCCCTGATATGTAGGGTCAGTTATCCACCCCCTATCATCTCGAAGGTGGAGGAGGACTGAGATGATTCCAGGTTCAGTTAGTAAAGTTGTAGAGGGTTCTCCTGTAGCATCTGCTGCAACGATTACCCCACGTATGGGAGAAGTGTTTCGCGTAACTGGTTCAACTGCAATCAACACTATCAACCCTCCATTGGGTATCATGCAGAATCAGGTAATCTACTTGATTCCTACTGATGGTGCGGTGACTCTTGGAACATCAGGTAACATCAATGCTGGTGTTGCTATGGCGCAGAATAGAGTAGTGATGCTTGTATGGCTCAAGGCCACACAGAAGTGGTATATTGAGAACGGAGCGTAGAAATGGAAACTTTGGACGACCTGAATGCGCGCTTGATAGACCATTATGGAATCGACACGTCTACAGGTCGTCCAATTTTCCGAATCGTGTGGGCTAATGACCAGACAGAGATGCGACGAGTAACAGAATTAGATTCTGGTATTCAATTACTTCATCCTGTGGTGCGTGAAGTAAAGAAATATCCGTATCTCAAAGATTTGTACGTTTTGGAGCGACTGGTTGTAGTTCCTGAAATTAACAGAGAGGAACTCCCTACTTCAAAACTGTCCTATGAACCTATTTGGGCATACAGAGATGCTGCGGGACAACCATTACCGCCTATCTGGACGCCTACAAAGTTCATAGTTGACACGCTTTACGCGGCGTTAGGTAAGAAAAGTCTCAGAAAGTACGTAGATAGTGAAGAAAATACTACTCCAGAAGGTATGGATGCGCGTATTACGAAGATGTGTGAGGAACTTTTCGGCGATGAAACTGAAACTGGTGACGCATTAGCATATGGAGAGGCTATTGTAGTGCCTAGAAACTACGAAAAGGAGAACTAATGTTACAAGTGGGTGAATTTCCGGGTCTTGCCAACCCCAATCGTCGCACAATTAGGGCACCAATCAACCCTTTGGACAAAAGTACTATCGTAAGTCTACTCCCAAAGGCTATTTCGGAGCGTAAAGTTACGATTCAGCCGGGATTATTTGAAATACCTGCTGGAAGTGTTGAAAATCCGTCAATTTTGGTCGTAGGACCATCAAGTTGGTGGAGAGAAGTAGATGAGAATCAACCATTACTTGAAATACCCGTATCTTCGATACAAATCGCTGATTCGGTTGTACGGGATTATGCGAATGGCCTACTCGCCTGTAACATGGCGGACCAAATGCCGGGCCTTTTTTATGTGCCTGGTGACTATACTGTCGAAAGACTTAGAAAAGACCATGCAAATCTCATATCCAAGTACGCGGCTGCACAAAAGAAATGGTTTCTCGAACTTGTTAGAATTGCCGACATTCTTTGGTCAAGAAGTAACGGCAATCCACTCAGTATTTCGGATGATGCGCGGTTGGCTTGTAGGCAACTGAATATTACCAACAAACCGTGGTTAGGAGATATTCAGACAGCAGAATTGGTGCGTTGCGTGGCATGTGGGAACCTGCGTAATCAGCAATTCCCTGTATGTCCTGTGTGTAAGGCAATTGCGGACCCTGTAAAGGCAAAGGAACTGAATATCCAGTTCGCTCAGTAAAGGAGAAGAAGATGATTGATAAGCCCTATGCCTATCACAAACCATCCAATGAAGGCTTGGACAAGATTAACAAACTTCGAGAGTTCTATAGTGAAGGTGAAAGACTTATTAGAGAAGTTTGTCCACCTAGTAGGCAGCAGTCAATTGCACTTACGAATAATGAGCAAACTGCTATGTGGGCAATCAAGGCTGTAGTATTCAATGACCCTAACAGTGAAGTAGCCTAAGAAGGAGAAGGAAGATGCCCATCAATGCGACGGTTACGGCCAAAACTGGACCTGACCGACAGGTAACTGCACTACAGATTCCAGGTTGTACTGGCATGTTGGTATTGCCAGATAGAAAGGTTCTCCAACTCTTTACAGGTGGTGACACCAATTCACCGCCTGCAAAGGAATTTGACCTGTCAGCAGCTACGACATTCACTGTTGTCATCTCTGGCAGCACATATACTGTTACGGTGTCGTAATGAGCACGACTTCATTAACTGCGGCTGAAGTAATGGACCGCTCGGCAGCGTTAATGAATGACCCTGCCAAAACGGACTACACTTACGTTGCTCAACTACCATATCTCAATATGGCAATTGATGAGTTGGTGGAGAATTTAGAGGAATCTAATTCTTCACCAACAAATCAAACGTCTACAGTCATACTTGTGCCTGTTGGTACAGTTATGATTACTCCTATTGAACATCCTACTCCTCCACATTATCCAGTAGACCTTGTGGAAATTCAGGAAGTAGGTGAAAGGATGAGTGGAACTAATGACCCATTCATTCAATTAGGTAGACGTGAATTTTTGACTGCGTATCCACCTAATAATTCACTATTGTTCTGGCATTGGGAAGACCAAATCATCAAATTCAATCCCAATGGAGCAATTACACCAAGAGATATTGAACTGAAATATGTGTCTCAGAAAATACAACAGGCAATAAACGAGACTTCAGTAATTGGAACTATCAATGCACGGTCTTACTTGTCGTATAAGACTGCTGCTTTTTGCGCTATGTTTATTGGTGAAAATGAAACTAGAGCTGGCATACTTGAAACTCAAGCTGAAAAAGCAATGGAAAGGCTGACTGGAATTAACAACAAGGGAAAACAACAGATTATGACTCGGCATCGTCCTTTCAGGGCGGCTTATAAGGCGCGTGGAGGATTCTGATGCCCGGCGTGCGTGACCATGAGCCAATTGTAATTGAGCAGTTTGGTGGACTTTGGGATAGAGGTGATGATGAATCTGTTCCATCAGACCATTTCATTAAAGCTGAGAACATCCAGTATTTTTACTCTGGTTTCCAAACTCGTGATGCAATAGACAGATACCAGAATGTAACTACACCTCTTGCCAAAATCAAGAGGATGTATAACTATGTAATGCAAACTGGTCAGTCCCTACTTGTACTGACAGAAGGTGGCAAAATCTATCATCTAATTGGTGCAACTACTGTTCATGGTCCAATTCTTACCATTCCAGAAATGGATGATTTTGGATTCGTGGATATTGCAGGAAGGGCATATATTACACCCTTCAAAACTTATTTGGATATAAATAACGTAAAGTATCAACTAGGTTTGAAGAACGAATTCGTATATGTGTATAAGGGTGATGGAACTGCCGCACGTAAAGCTGGTGGCAAGAAGCCTACAGGAGCCGCACTTACAGCAGCTTTAGGTGCAGCAGGACGAACTGATATTTTTACTCACTTACTCGCTGTAGTATACGAAACAGATACAGGATACTTGACTGCACTTGGTCCTGAGACATTCGCCCAATTGGATTTTACGGACGGCACTCATAAAATAGATGTTTCAAACATCCCAGTATCTCCAGATGCATTCGTCAAGAAACGTCACATCGTTTCTACAAAAGGTATACCAGAGTACAACGGGGACCAGAAGGGTTATCAGTTCTTTTTTGTACCAGGTGGCAATATTGATAACAATACTGACACTACTAAAACTATTGAGTTTTTTGATTCAGATTTGGTTAGTGATGCATCACATCTTATAGATAACTTCAGTGAAATTCCAGCGGGAGTAAATCTCAACACGTATCACAGTCGAATGGTTGTAGTGGGGGAATTTGGTCTAGATGGTCCTCCTAATACAGTAGAAGATACGTTAGAAGGATTGCCTCCTGGCGTGTTGGATAACAGGTCAATTGCGCGTGTATCATTTCCGGGTGAACCAGAAGCTATCAGTAAGGTAGATGGACTCATCATCGCACCACTTGATGGTAACGCACTGACCAACGTGCAGGAGTTCAGAGATGTTCTCTATCTATTCAAAAAGACACGCACATTCGCGTACTCAGACAATGACGATGAGCCAGCCACATGGCAAGAGGAAGTCCTTGACCAAGGTGTTGGCGCACCAGTGCATGGAATTGCTGAAGTTCTTGATTCTGGGGGTGTGAATACAGACTTTCTTCTTATCTCTGACCTATCTGGACTGATGCTGTTCAATGGAACATATGCACGTCCAGAAATGTCATGGAAGATTGAAGACTTCTGGATGGCAATTCTACGCAATGAATTTCATTTGATGCAAATTGTCAATGACTCATTGAGTAAGAAAGTTTGGATTACACTTCCTGAACCTAATCGTCATGTGATGCTACATGCTGATTATGGGGATGGAATGGATGGAAAAAACATCAAATGGGCCAAGTGGATATTTGATGCGAAGATTTCCTGTGTGACGTTGATTGAGACAAACAGGTTAATCATTGGCGCGTTGGAGAATGCATAATGCTACAAGCCCTCTATTCATTTGACCACCTAACTACTGCTAACTTGCAGCAATTACCTGGTGTGGTAGCTGTTCAGGGTAACTGTTCACATTTGGCTACAGGTGGTAGGGATAATGGTCCCTGTTTACTGATGCAAGGCGACCCTATCAACTCAACTCTTGGATTCGCTATTGGAATTATTCCTAACATTGATGTTACAATCGGTATGTGGATTGCTGCCACTACCTCAATAACTTCGACAGCACGTTCAATTATCTCATTTTGCAATCCTTCTACTACAGATGCAGAGAATTCCAATCTCTCTCATGTCAACATTACTCTTGAACCAGATGGTTCATTGAGAGTTTTCAGGAAGTATCCTGGTACTCCGTTCACTACACTGCTTGGAGCTACTAATCCTGGTGTTGTGACCTTTGGTAGTTCACCAATTGTACCTGTTTATATCGAAGTAAGAGTACTTATTGCAGATTCAGGTACAGTAACAATCAGAGCTAATGGAGTACAGGTACTCGCCTTGACAGCAGTGGATACGCAACATGGTGGAAATCCACTTGTAACTTACATCGCACTAAATGGTGGTAGTTCTCAACTGAGAGTCGATGACGTATACGTCGTAACTGCTCAGGATAATGGAGATGGTTGGAATGGATTGATGGGGATAATGAAAATTGATGGGAAACTTGCTAATGGAGCAGGTGACTTGACCCAGTGGACTCCATCTGTTCCAACTGGTGTAAACTGGCAGAATGTGGATGATTCCACTCCAAATCTGACAGATTACAATGATGCAACAGCAGTGAATCTGACTGATATTTACCACATCGAAGACATTTCATTTGACCCAATTGCAATCCAAGTAGACCTGTTGCTACAGAAATTGGACGCAGGTCCATCATCTGTTGTTCACACTCTGAAACATGAAGGAGTAGTTTACAACAGTCCTGATGTGATAGGAGTTTCACCGGGATTCAAGTATTACAAGAAAGGTTACACAACCGCACCTGACTTAACTGCATGGAATATGACCAAGTTTAATGCACTTCAGGCAGGTCCGAAAAAGGTTGCGTAATGGCGACTCGGTTCTATATCAATAACTTTACTTCACTATTCATTCCTGCGACTCTTAAGGGCGCATGGAATAGTGTCCCTACTGCACGTGCCTTTATGATGGGGACCACTAAATTTGGTGGTCTGATTACAACTGCTGTAGAAACTGAAACTGTCACAACAGCGCCATTTAGTGTCCATTTACTGCGTGGAATTTCATCCAAACTTCAGGCACAGACTATTTCAGGGGATGTAAATGTAATTCTTGGAGTAGTTCAAAGTGCAGCAGATGCAGATAACTTCTGGCATCTTCATATTTACGTAACTCAGGGTGATACTGACGCAGTAAGAGGGACACTCTTAAACAACTACTTGGAAAGTGGTACAAATGAGTGGCCTACTGGGGCAGTTGGAATTGCATTACAGGCTCCCCCACCCTTATCCCCTGTAAATGCTTTATCAGGAGATAGGATTGTAGTTGAAATTGGATTTGTCGCCCGAAATGTAACAGCTATTTCAAGAGGCGGGACTATATACTATGGAACACAAGTAAGTACCACATTTGACGATGCTCCTGACCTATCGGTAACTGATAATACGGTACTTCAAGAAGCAGGAAGTATCAACTTCTCACAAACTATTCTATTTGAACCTGTACCTATACAGATTTCACATCAACAGGTTCAAGTTGCTAATAATCAGCCTGCTGCTGCATTCATAGCGCACGAAGTTGTACAAGTAGCTGGTAATCCACCTGCACCTACGCGCATTGCTCATATGGTTGTGCAGGTAGTTAGTGGGACACCAATACCTCTACCTGATTTGAGTGGAATTTACTACATAAATCCTGCTTTACGTCGTGATAGATACTATGCAATGGACAGGAAGATACCAAATCCCACGGTGAAGACAGCATTGTTAGGTGAGTAGTCATGGCAAAGGGTGCGGCGCTATCAGAAGCTAGTGTTGGTGAGAATATATCTCACTTTGCGTCTATACGTATTCGAGTGAATGGTACTGGTAGTCTCAAAATGAAGGTATCTTCACTTGATGACGTTAGAAGTAAGGAGTTAGTACCTTTCACGATGCAAACGACGAACAGGATTATTCCGACGCGCATCGTGAATTTCATGGAGCAAAGGGCTGCATTTGAATTAAAGACAACAGAAATGAACGAATTTATGAGAATTAATCGAATTGTTGTCTTTGTAAAGGAAGTTTTCACGTCATATCCGGGGTCGTAATATGGCGTTTAGACCACCTAAGAAACAGCCTGAATTTGCAGATTTAATTGGAATTTTAGCACAGAGTAAAACTGAGCTAGGTAATGCTACATACCAAACTATTACAGAAATAATCAACAGATTAACTCAATTAAAACTAATCATAAATGAAGCAATTGATGGAAAAATAGACGATGGTGACGCAACTAAGAAATTCGCTACGAAATTCGCTACATATCTAACTGAACAAGATGAAACTGGACAGTTACCCAATTCATTACAACTACTTGCTGGTCTTAATCTCTCTTTTGATACTACTATTCCAAATAAACTTACTATCAATGCAACTGGGGGTGCCGGTGCAGACCATGTTCCAATGAGTACTGGTGCAGAACCACTAGAAATCATGTCGGACGGCGCGGGTCAGGTGCTTTTGGTGGCGTTTGAAGGACCATGAGCGATACTACATACCAAACATTCCAGCATTACGGGACAAATGCAGAGAGACTTGCATTCACCCCTAATCCTGCGTCTGGAATTAAGCCTATTTACATCTGGTACGAGACTGATACTGGCAATGTATTCCTTTATCATACAGCATGGGTTCCAATTTCGGGTTCTGGTGCTCCAGTAGGCGCACACGCAACGACACATGAGCCGGGTGGTAGTGATGCAATGGCAGTTGATGCCATTCCAGCTACAGGCTCTCTCAGAACCCTAGGAACTGGTTCTAATCAGGCTACAGCAGGTAATGATGCGCGTTTGTCAGATGCTAGAACTCCATTACCTCACGCTGCAAGTCACGCAGCAGGAGGAAGTGACCCATTACCTATTGTAAGGAAGCAAATTACACTAGTCGTAGACAATGGAACTCTACCTCTCACGACTGGATATAAGGCATGGATTTCAATGCCTGTGGCTGGTACGTTGATGAAGTGGCGTCTTTTGGCAGATGTTGTAGGGTCTGTTGTAATAGATGTGTGGAAGGACGTATTCGCAAATTATCCTCCTACCGTGGCGGATACGATTACAGCAGCAGCGAAACCTACGCTGAGTTCTGCATTATCAGCGGAATCGAGCACATTGACAGGATGGACGACTACATTTAATGCAGGTGATATATTTGCATTCAATGTAGATTCAGTAGCTACGATAAAGAAACTCTCCCTCACGTTGGAGTTTGAATAATGTCTCTCCTTGACATGAATTCATTTGATAATTATACTGCTATACTGAGCAGATGGACCAGTGTGAACGTAGGTGCATTTGCGAGTAATACAATTGGTGCCTTTGGACGGCATAGCAGTAATGGTTATCGTGCATCTAATACATCAGGTGGAGCATCAGGGCGTGTTGCTCACATAAACAAAACTTATACACCTTCTGGTGTTGGATTCGTAATAGGTTTTTCTTATAAGTCGTCAAATCCAATTGGTGGACCCAATCTCTTTTGTTCTATCAATGATACTGGAGTAGTTCAGGTAGGTGTAGTACTGAATCCTGCTGGAACTCTCTCACTAGTACGAGGTTCAACTATAATAGCAACATCTGTTCTTGGATTGACTACTGGTGTACAATATTACATTGAATTTGATGGAACTATTGACCCTGCTGCTGGAGCATTATCTGTAAGAGTCAATGGTGCCTTAACACCCTGGGTTACATTCAGTGGTAATACTCGAAATACTGCAAATACAGTTTGGAATGGTTTGTCACTTGGATTGATGATTAACAATCTGATTGTCAGTGATGGAGTTCATGATTTTGATGATTTGTATGTACTTGATAAATCAGGTTCCGCACCGTGGAATGCATTCCTTGGTGATGTAAGAGTAGATGTACGTAATCCTACTGCTGCTGGTGCTACTACTGGATTTACTCCATCTGCTGGTAGTAATTTCCAAAATGTGGATGACGTAGCACCAAATGACGATACGGACTTCAATTCTGCTGCTGCCGCTCCTGCAACAGATACATTCGTGTTCCAAGATGTACCTGTAGCTGGTGCTATAATTTACGGTATTCAGCATTGTATCTATCTGAGAAAGACAGATGCAGGTATTTGTACTGTAGCTCCAGTTGTTAGACATTCTGGAGTAGATAACGTAGGTGCAAACATTACACCGGGTACTAGTTATGCATTTGGACTTGCACTGAATCCAACCAATCCAGGTACAGGTCTACAGTGGACTGAAGCAGGCTTTAATGCGGCTGAATTTGGATATCAACGGACTACGTAAATGGCTGATGCTCGTATATCTCAAGATACAGTTGAAATACTAAGTCAACCTACGGCCATTGATGCACGAGTTTCACAGGATGTAATTGAAATACTGAATCAACCTATACCAGCGGCCAGAATTACGCAAGATGTAATTGAATTACTTCATTCTCCGCCTGCTGATGCTAGAGTGAGTCAGTACATAGTTGAAATATTAGCTCAAAATATTGAGGGGTTTGAGCGTGGTTACGCATACATCGACGAAATATTTGGGATAGGATGATTAGGTCATTTTGTCCAGAAGATTTAGATGAACTGAGGAAAATTCATGAGCAGTATTTTGCAAATGAATTCAATTTCCCTGACTTTATGAACTTCATTTGTGTATTCGTAATAGAGGACGAGAAGGGAATCATAACAGCAGGTGGAATACGTGACATTGCTGAATGTGTTGCAGTTACTAACATGTCACGCGCACCCAAAGAACGATTAGCGGCATTATACCAGCTTCTTGATGCGTCAGTCTTTGTATGTGGCAAATCGAAATACGACCAAATGTACGTGTGGAGTCAAAACCCGAAGTACACACGCAGATTGATGAGAAATAACTTCAGATTACCACAAGGTCAGTCACTAATTCTAGATTTGTGAGGACATATGGGTTCTAATAACAACAAAAATCAAGGATACGGACCCAACCCCGGTAGGTCTGGTAGTGACCCTCGTGGTAGGTCACAGAATCAAGCCCAATACCAGCAACAGAGGTATGAATCACAACAAGGTCCAATGGTTAATGCATTCGCGCATAACTATGGACGTGGTTCAGAGGCTAATTACGGCGATTACATGGACATAATGAACCAGTATCGCGGTATTGCCTCTGGTGAGGGTGGTGATGGAGGGGGCGGTGGCGGAGGTGGTGGAGGTGGTTATTCACCTGAGTTGATTGGGTATAAAGACCCATTCAATTCATATGCAGGCTTTACAGAGTTCTCCAATACAGGTGGATACAATGCCGCTGACATGGCTAATCTACGTGCGCGTGGAGTTTCTCCCATACGCGCAGCATATGCAAATGCCGAACGAGAAGTACAGAGACAGCGAGCATTACAGGGTGGATACTCACCCAATGCCATTGCAGCACAAGTAAAGATGGCGCGTGAACAGGGTCAGGGTATGGCTGATGCTGTTCAGAACGTAGAAGGTGGAATTGTTGACCAGAGGAATAGAAATAAACTCTCTGGTTTGTCTGGAATGAGTGATATTGAGAAGCAGAGACTAGCTGCTGACCTTGAAGTAGCCAAATTCAATGCACAAGCAAAGATGAGTGCTGCTGCTGCTAGTTCTGCTGCTAGTGCTGCTGGTAGACAAGCCAGTATGCAGAATAGATTGTCTGCACTGAGTGGTATGAGGCAATTGTATGGAACTACACCTGGTATGTCCGAAACATTCGGTAATCAGTTGTTACAGGGTGTTGGACAGGGTGGTACATTTGGCCTCAATTTGATGGGTAGAGAGAATGAAGGTGCCCAACTTCCGGGTAGATTTGAACAAACTACTGGTCGTATCAGAGAAATAGGTGATATTGCTGGTAGAGTAGCAAATCCAATTATTGACTATTATGAGAATCGTCGTAAAGGACGGGAATAGTCATGGCAATGTCTGACATTCAAAGAATACGCCAGCAGTACATCTTCAATCCTGTTGAAGATATTACAGGTGGTGGTATGGGCATGGGAGATTTTGGCTACGCACCGAGAGGTGGTGGGGGGTATAATATGCCTCCTATTGGGGACGAAGGTCCATCACGTAGCCCTTTTGACTTTAGACAAGAGCCTACACCTACATTTCCTGATATGGGGATACAAGCTCCTCGTGTAGACCCATTACAGCAAGTAGGTGCGCCTTCACCACCAGTAGCTAATTCGCAGTATGACCCTAATAAGTCATTGGATGCTACAATTGAAGCAATAAACAGGGTCTATACGCCTGAAACAGTAGACAGGGATAGATTCCGCGCACTTCTAGATAAAGCACCTGAGCGTGGTTCACCATCATTTGCACGCTCTCTAGTAGCTGCTGGTCTATCTCTAAAGGCACAAGACCCTATAAAGACTGCTGAACAAGTAATGTATGCTCCATATCTGCGTGACATGGCAGATTGGACTGCAAAGGCTGACCCATTTTCTAAGGCTGCACAACTAGAGAATACAGCAAATATCAATGAGAGGACTCTAGCAGGTAATGTAGTTACTGCTCACACGCAGGCAGAAAGACTTGCAGAACAGGCTAGACAAGCTGACCAAAAGGCTGAAATCTCTCGTATTCGTGCTATGGCAGACCAAGCCAGAGCCGCCAAATGGACGATTGTAACGAAAGGTAACACTGTAATTGCAGTTAGTCCAGATGGTACACAGACTCGTAATCTTGGTACTATCCCCGGTGTAATGACGGAATCAGAAAAGATTGCACTGGAAGGTAAGTGGGACGTAGAGACTGCAAAAGCGCGTGGAGAATCTGCACTAGCAGTTACTAATGTACGTGAATCTGAGTTGTATCAGGATTCACAGGGTAATATCTTTGAATGGAATCAAGCTACAAAGTCAATGATTCCACGTACAGGTAATTCTCCTGTACCAGTAGGAAACATCAATAGGATTGGAACTCCATCACAGTCACAACCACCAAGAGGTCCGAACGCACCCAGAACTAATACACTAGAAGATATACGCATCCGAAACGAGAAGATGCGGAATCTATATGAACTTGACCCTACTGCAAGGAAATGGATTACTAGAAGTCCAGATGGTTCCAGATTCACGATGAAGAATAGACCTACTATTGGACAGGGGGCTGGTATATTCCCTTGGAGTAGTAGTGGAGCAACTCAACAAGATATAGATGATTGGGATGCAGTTAGAAAGGAAATTGACCCTGGTTATGTACCTCCTCCTGCTGGTCAGGCACCTGCTACAGATAAAGGTGTAGGACCAACTGGTACTGGTACTGCACCATCAGGTGGTGGAAGGGGTCTTGGACCTAGTAGACCACCTACGGGTACTACTACAACTACTATTCCACAACAGGCTGGAAGACAACCAACTAATCAACAGACTGACCAACAGAACCCAATGAATAAACGCCGCTCATTTGACGGTGGTAAGACTTGGCAGCACTCTACTGATGGTGGAAAGACGTGGAAGTAGGTGAATAATGCCTCAATGGGTTGATGACATTACACCAAGTGTAACACCATCAAGAGGAACTCAATGGGTGGATGACCCACCTACACCTCAGCGAGACTATAGCTTTGGTTCAGGCTATGGTATGCCTTCATGGGGTGATATTGGTCTAACTGCGCTCAAAATACCCATCCAATTAGGTGAAACTTTAGTTGGATTAGGCGACCTTGCAGTATCTCCCCTTCAGTATGGTGCAGATAAGCTCGGATTTGACCTTCCCAACGTAAGTAAGTCACTGGAATACGTTGGATATGACCCTAAGATGACGAAAGAGTTTATTTCGTCATTTGAATCAGAAGAACTTAAAAGAGCTAGACAAGAATTTGCAAAAGCTCAGGGATTTAGTGGAAGTGCCTCTGAATTGTGGAGAAATCCAGGTCTAGCAGGATTAGCTATTGAAGAATCACTACCTTATCTAGCTGGTGGTGCAGGTATAGCTCGTGGTGCTATGGCAGCAGCACCTAGACTAGCTCCGTGGGTAGCTGGAGCACTTGGAGAAGCTGTTATTGGAGCAGGTTCACAAGCTGCTGCAATACGTGAAGAAAAAGGTGAATTTGACTACACAGACGCGCCGTTAGCAGCGGCTTCTGGTGCTGCAACTGGTATACTTTCTGGTGCTGGTGGACGTGTAGCCACTAAATTCGGTTTACCTGATGTTGATGCATTCTTAGCGGACCAATCCATTAGAGGTGCTCGCAGAATACCCGGACTTATAGGTGCAGGCATCACAGAAGCAGGTGAAGAAGCAGCGCAATCAGCACAAGAACAGGCTGCACTGAATTATGCCACTGGTAAGCCTATTGGAGAGGGTGTAGGTTCCTCTGCTCTGATGGGTGGTGTAACTGGTGGCATTATGGGTGGTACAGTACCAGCATTTAGACGTTCTGGTGCTCCACCTATCAGTCCATTACCTGAGTTACAGCAACCAGACCTACCATTTGGCCCTATGACGGGTCAACAGAATCTTTTTGAAGAATCAATTCATCCTATCGAAAGATACGACCAATTAGCTGATTTAGGGGTGCGTGGTCCAGAGCAACAGACTGAATTGGACGCACTTAGACAGCAGTTGGGGATAGACCAAAGACCTACTGGTGGTCCACAACCGGGAATTGACCCTTGGACTGGTAAATTCAGGAAAATACCTACTGGCCCACCACAACAAATGGGCCTTGATTTACAGGCTCCAGCAGATGAAACTGGACAGATGGAATTGTTTGATATGGGTCAGACTCCGCCTCCTACTGGTGGTGGACCTACTGGTGGTATCAACATTGACATTACTGGTCCTCAAGTTATTCCAGAAGGGTCTTCTCTATCTGAGAATCAACATGTAGCTACGATAAATGACCCTACAACAGCCAAATACTGGCAGTCTAAGGGTTATGTATTTGTAGAGGGATTGAGAAGTGCGCCTGATGCTAAGGGTAGACAGTATCCACAGATGGTACGTGGTGATGTAGCACCATTGTACGTAGGTAAAAAGACTGGTCCACCCACTCCTAGAGGCGCTGTTGGTCAGCCTACTGGACCTGAACCTGCATTAACTCAAATGCCGGGTGCTGGTCCCTTCCGTGGAACTACTGCACCTGCTACTGGTCCAATTGTAGTACCCAACGAAGTAGCAGATAAGCCCGGAT